AAAAATGGTGATCTAGATAACAATGAAGATAACATATCAGATGATTCTGAATTTCAGGCAGTCTATAAAATAACATCACAAGAGATATTATCATCAATACTAGGTAATGAGCTATACAGTACAATATATTAATAAATAACCATATAACCATAAGAGCCATTAGAATTTTCTAGTGGCTTTTTAATGCTTAAAATATCAATGTACTATCATAAGCGACTACCAATAAAATGCTCAAATATGAGCTATTACGAGCTATTTCAAAGCGATATATCCTATCAGATTGACTATAAATAACAGTTACTGAATTAATACCAGGCTATTTAATTCCAAAGATTATTAGATTGAATTATGCTAAACATCTTAGATTGAATTGAGTAATTGAACGACTGAGATTGAATTTGGCTAAGTTTTGGCTAAGTTTTGGCTAAGTTTTGGCTACATCTGAGATTGAATAAGAAGATTAAGTATTATATTTTTTATTAAATGCCTTAGTGAATATTTCTTTATCGTTTAATGTGTAGACTATTGAGGATAAGCCGTACTCATCTCGGATTGAATTAATTTTTTCACAATAACAAGCCCATTCTACATTTAACTCTGGTATAGCTTTATTGAATATCTTACTCCAGTTATCTGATACTTTAGAATCAGGTGTTTGGCTCTTTCTTTGGCGTGATCCTTTAGACATCTCTATTCTCTTGGTGCAACTGTCTATCTGCTTTATCTTTATTATTTTCTTTAACCCAGTCTAGCTCATCAGTTTGGGTATAACCCTTTTCTTGAAAATAATCACATTCAGAAGTTATCCTATCTCCAGTTTTAATTGCTCTTTTTTCTATAATATCTAAGTCTTTATCTGTTGGAATTATATCTTCTAAATATCTAAATTTAATTCCATCATCATAAGCATATTTATATTTTTTCATCTCTATTCTCCCAATTCCATTTTAGATTCAACTAACTGATTAAACATTTCATCAATGCCTACGTCCTCTACCTTATAATTTTCACATTCAGTCTGGAACTCATCAATAGTCATAGAAGATGTTTCTTCAATTATTTGTTCTTGTCTTTCTTCGTGTTGTTGTTTACTCATATTCGTTTCTCCTATCTTCATTAAAAAACACTATACTTGGCATAATGTCTGCTGACTTATCAATCCTAATATCTTTTAATTCTGATTTTGTTAATGTGTCTTTAAAAGCCCAATGTTTATGTCCATAATAGCTTTCACACATATCATCTAGCATTTCAGTTATATCTTTACTCATTTATATCTCCAAGTTAATTCATTTCCATGTTCATCTATTTCTATAATTTCGGCATCTAAAATCATATCGTGTAAATCTCTTACATGAACATTGCTCAATATGTTTTGTTTTGCCCCCTCAATACTCTCTTGCTCATGTGCAAAGAATGTACCCTTTACTTCTACTTTAAAATTTCTACTCATTGTCTTCATCCTCTTTTATAACTTTATATGGCTCATTATCTGTGTAGCCACTATCAATACAATCTATTTGCTTACCATGTTCCATAAAGTACATAGCTATATCCTCATCACAACCACCATATGTCTTTATCTCTTTGAGAAATTCATCATCAAGTTTTTCATCAGATATCTCATAGATATTTTCTTCCCATGTATTTATTGCTATCTTCATTTGTCTTCCTCCTCATTTCTGTTTTTTGCTTCATTAATCAGATTGGTAAACTCATCTAACAAGTCATCTAATTGCTCATCTGTGTAATCATCAAAATTATATACTTCAAATTCTCTACTCATTTATATCTCCAAGTTAATTTATTACTGCCTAGACAGGACTCGAACCTGTAATCTTCTGATTAACAGTCAGTTGCTTTACCATTAAGCCACTAGGCAATTCACTAACGATAGATAGCCCCTCTTTGTACATTGCTTTACTATCCGATAGAGTGCATTTAATCTATCTATCCATATCTAATAATTTACTAACAAAATATATCTTTGTCAATAACTAATCCAGATTAACACCTAGTTGTTCTGATATTTCTGTTAAAACCAACTGTTTCTTAGCTTTCGATAACATTTCCCATGCCATTTTTCCCTTGAGATGTTGAATTTTAGACCTCAATTTATAGTTTTCTGTGTTTAATTGATAAGACTTCTTCTCGCTTTCCTTAACTTTAGGATTAGATTCCCTTCTAAGCCTGTTGTAAGATTTTATATGTTCAGAATTTAAATTGTAATAGGTTTTATTATATGCCACTAGAAAGGTACTCCATCTGGATCATCATCATTTCTAGGTGGCTTACCAAACACAGATGTATCTTCACCTATAGACTTGGCTTTGTAATCCTTTCCAGATGATTTTCTGTAGCCACCACCACCAGAGCCTTGATAATCTTCTGCAAGTTTAATGCTAATACTGGCAGTTCGCTTTGAATCTTTTTCATTAAACCAGAATGAAATCGAATATGTTTCTCCACTCTTTAAAACTAAGTCTTCTTGTGGTTTGAAAGCGTTGTTACTAAGATAGGGTGGACAATTCCTGCCTGTTTCTTGGCTTATTTGATCTCTTTTTTGGTACATAGCATCAGTTACATCTGAAAACTTGTCATTCAAAAAGACATTTATATACATTGGTTTCGACATTATTTTCTCTCCTGTATCTTATTTAATACTGTTCTTATCTCTTTTATTTTTTTATTGAGAACAATTCTTTGTTCTTTTAAAATCAATGACACAGACAAAAGAGATTGTATATACGATTCATCTGTTTCTGAGTGTTTTCTTGGTTTCTGCAATATAGGACACTTAAAAGTATCAAACTCATCAAAAAGTTCTCTCAAACCCATGATATCTCCTATTGTTTCCTGTTTTTTAACTTTTGATTTAATATTTGTTACTTTATCTTTCATGTACTACTCCTTTTAAGTTATTTATTCTTGCTTTTAGATCATCAGCTATCAGTTTTTTAGCAATAGCTGTTTTTTTAACCTCTGGAATATCAGTCATTTTTATTTTCTCTAAAACATCTAATAGTTTATCCATTATTCTTCCCCATAAATTAGTTTAATTCTGTGTTCGCCCTCGAACTTCTTGGGTTTATCTTCAAGTTTGCTATCGTTAATTAAAGCCATTGCATATTCTTCAAGTAATCCCAACAAGTAGTGTTCAAACTCGTAGTTTCTCTCAATCTCCCATATTCTAGTGCCATTGAAAGACCAACTGACTAGATGAGTCTTGTCTATCTTTATGCCTAAAGAATTGAGTATGTATTGTTGAATAGACACTTGAGCTAGATAAACCTTTGCTTTATTCCACTCATGGGGTTTCTTGCCAAGTGATCCAGCTTTTATTTCCAATAAAGTATCTTCAAATCTGCCATCAGGTGTACAAGATAGATCGACAACAGTATCTCCTTTGAGATTAAAAGCATTTTGCAACACATAATTATGTTGGTCTTCTAGTATCTCTGTAGGCATTTGTTTGTTAATCAATATCCATTTAGCTATACCAGATTTTTCATGTAAATTTCCGTGATTTACATACTTCTGTGCAAACTCATTGATAGGCTCAACAACATCATTTAAAAGATTATCTAAAGTCTTTTGTCTTGAAACATAAGTACCAAAGCATATGTTTAAGGCATTAGAACTTCTGAGATTAAACCTTTTCAAGTGCTTCTCCGAGCTGAATTTCGTTTGTGTTTTCATTGATACCCCCATTTTTAAGGGCTAACTCTACTGCTTTTTTCTTATCTTTAGCTTTGGCTATCTTTTTAACTTCAGGATCAGGCTTTTCTACTTCTTGTGGTTTAGCTTCTCCATTTATGAAAAGCTGAATACCTAGACCAAACATGGCATAAGTTTTCATTAAGGCTCTCATTTTTGCACTATTCATGTCAAAAGAATTAGGGCTTGGTATTGGCTTATTGGCATAATTGGTAACTGGATACCACATATCTTTATGAAGATTATCAATAGTAACTTTACAATAAATTTCTACTGTTTCATCTTTAAAAACTTTAGGTAAACCCCATGTAATTTGATGTTGAGGGTAGTATTTATTCATCTCGAATACGCCTGATGCCCAGGCAAGATAAGTAAATCCTTGTTTTACCTCAGTTTTTCCTGTTAGATCCACTACACTTAGTGTATCCCAAACAGTCTTATAACTTAATTTTTCCATATTTTACTCCAATGTTTTATGTATAATATATTATCTTACAGGAATATTTTAGTGATACAAGAGATATATTTTTATATAAAATAATTTGCCTATATAGTAGGGTGGGATAGGGGGGGGTATTTTAAT